TCATATTTACTCTGGTGAGGTAAAGGATATAAAAGAATGGTGATACGAATATATGGAACATATTGAAAAAAAGAACTTATCATTATGAACTATATCCATTCCACAGTTAAATAATCTTATACCTATTATATACAATCCCAAGAATGGACCCAATGTCCCAAATTTCTGCGATTTTGGATAAAATCCTCTATGGAACCTCCCCCTTATAGGAAAATACCCAAACTCGCAGAAATTTGGGACACGGGGGACGGATTTGGGTCTCTGGGAGGTTCTATCTAATTTCGTATATTATATTTACAACAATTCAATCTAATATACCATATATTAGTGTGTATGTCTGGTGTGGTTAAAAAGGAAGAGAGTAATAAGGAGTGGTTTGACCTAAAAATTGTGCGAATGACATTATACATTACCCAGAGATTTTTTATAGACAGACCCAAGAATGGACCCGATGTCCCAGATTTCGCCCATTTTCACTATTTTCCTTATAGGGGGAGGTTCCATAGAGGATTTTATCCAAACTCGTGGATTTTTGGGACATAGGGTCCATTCTTGGGTCTCTATCTAATATAGGATATTATATTCAACCCTTGATTATTTTTGTATAGCATAACAGAGATTAGGTGATTTACCGCTTCCCCCCCTACCACAATTCTTACCACAAATATCACAATAAACTCTTCCCCAAGATTGAATAATAGGTGTCTTGTTCTTTTCAAATACAGCAACAAAAGAAACTCCAAACCAGTAATCTACTCTACACATAGCACTTTTGGTTATAAAAAAACCTTTTTTCTCCAACTGTTCTATTCTATAAGGTGTTAAGTTCAAGAACCCAAAAATATAACAAAACTTGTCTGTTATTTTAGTAGTATGTTCTAACCACTTTGTCCATAATGAATAAGGGGGATTACCTATTACTAAATCAACCCTTTTGTTGTAATCAAAAAAATCTTTACCTTCGTCAATCTCGCAGTAATCTTTTTCACAAGGCGGTAAATTATCATAAAATACACCTCCACCTTTTGAAGGGTCTAAAACCTTCATATCGGGGGTTATTTCGCATAATTCAATCATCTTTAAAGCAAACGGTTTAGGTGTGTAGATTTTATCATTCGCTGTTTTTCTATGCCATTTTACATCTGTTGCTATTTTTGACAAACTCATTCTTATATATTCCTAAAATATAAAATTTACAAATCTTTAACTAATCCGCAAAAGTGTTGGGTGAGGAGGACTTGTGGGTAGGTTTTATAGACGGTAACCCAGCGAGTGTCTGCGTCTTTGATGGTCTTGATTTGTTCCTTGTCAAACCCGAGATAAGACCCCAAGAGGTATTGTAATGCCCTTCCATTCATAGAAGAAGGGAAGAAGGTGATGGTGTGACTTTCATTCAAGATACGCTTTGTCTCCACAGCATTACAAGCAATATGGGAGGTGAAAACACAATAGACTTTGAAATGACGCCCAGTTTCCAAGATGCTGTCACGGACGGCATTGACTTTGTTGCGGACTTTTTTGTCTGGGATGACATCGGTATCGTCAAAAATAACAAGAGAATTGGCGAAATCTTTGGCGGTGAGTTCGTCTTTGAGGAAATCGGCATTCTTGATGTTGATGCGGTTGAGGTCTTTGATTTTGTCAATACTGCTGTCCTCTGCGATGGAACTGAAAAGGAAGACTTCATTGTCGGGAAACTTTTTCTTGTATTCTTTGGCGTATGCTTGTGTGTAGTAAGATTTACCAGAACCCGATGCCCCCGTTATGTATAATATGGACCTCTCCTTACTGGTGTCAATGACGGGTTGGAAACTCTCGCCCTCCCGAAGTTGAATAGCGGGGTATTTGGTGAATGCCTCGCCTTCTGTATCCAGACTTAACACTGGATTGCCTCTGTTGCCTTTTTTCTCTTTGTATTCAATCTTTGCTATGGGAATGCCTATATTATCAAAAGTAAAACTTGCTTTGGAACTACTCATTATGTATGTCTATATAAATAATGAGATAAAATCTTTTTGGGAGTTTAGACTAATCACACTCTAAACTTCTTTGCGTCCTTATTGACAATTTTGAAAATATCGTCTCTCAACTTTTCCACTCTGGAATGAATTGCCTTTTTGTGTTCAAGGGAACAAATAGAATCAATTCTCTTTGAAAATCGTGAGGAACAATAAGAAAGTCGCCACTTGACTAATTGAAGGTTCTGTCTAATTTCGTCTAAATTGGGAGGTTTGAAAGTCTGTTCTAACACCAAATTAATAGTATCCAATTCACTTACAGATTTTGCTAATAAACCAGTTACAGAGTTGAAAAACTCTACTAAACGCTTGGTTTTGGAAAGGTTGTTGTGTAGTGAAGCAATGCTAAATTCCCGTTTCAGTGCCTTCCAGTAATTCCCCTCTTCTAAATATTCTCTCTGTGATTGTTTCAAATCGTCAAGCAAGTTTTTTTTTGGAGGACTGCTTGTGGAACAACCGCAACCACAGTGGAGTTCATACACCTCGGTTATTTCCTCAAACCTCCCATTCACAAAGGCAACGCAATCCAATTTAATAATACCGCCAGATTTCAAAGCATCTTCAAAGGTAAATCCCTTGTTGCTGTTTTTTATTAGAGTTTTGTAGTCCCAACGGAGCGGTTCGCCATTCGCATCTTCTCCACACTTAAAGTCTGTGAAATAGACAGAGGGAAGGTGCTTTGCCGTCTCGTATTTGTGTAAGAAAATCTTACGGAGACTATGGTGAATATCGTGTCCGTTTTTAAGGTCTTCCCCTAAATCAAAATCGCTGTTATACAGAATGCCTCGCAAGTTAGCAGAACCTACAACATTATGTTTCCCAGACACAGACAACAAACCAAAAATATCTTGAAGATTGTTAGGATAATCAATGGGTTCTTTGTGTTTCATTTACTATAAGTGGAGATTTTTATTACACTAATTTTACAAGAAGAATAGGAGACCCACCAGCAGTTCCCGACCAAGTATTTCCAGTAGGGACAGCAAGAGTAGCAGAAACGGAAACAGTAATGTTTTGTGGGGTAGTAATAGTGATAATTCCGTTAAAGTTTTTTTGGTAGGTTTGAAGTCCCGAATTACCAGTTCCTTGAATATAAGTGAAACTATCCAATTTATAAGAAACCAAAGTGGTATTGACAAATACAGTCACACCAAGAAAAGGACTGGTATTGGATAAAGTATAAGGAAAGGAGATGTGGTATCTTCCCTCTTTAAGATTATTAAAAGTAGCAATAGTGGTATTAGCACCACTTGACGCACTATTAATATCACTTGCTGATTGAGTAATAGTGTAAGCAGACCCATTCGCAGAAGTCAAAGAACTTCCGTCTGGAAAAGTGACCGAATTACATAAAATATTAGAAGGAGTAGATACTCCATTGAATTGTGCTAAACTCATCGTATATATAAGAAACAGAAAAAAATTATATCAATCTTACTAAAAGCAATGGATTAGAACCAGTTTGACCCGCATTAAAAATAGGACTACCAGTTCCAGCAAACTGAACCTTCACTACTACATCAGTAGTAGTAGAAACATTGATAATTCCCGAAAAAGTATCTACATAGGCATAATACCCCGAAGTCCCAGTCCCAATTTGATAAGTAAAATTAATTAGATTAGTTGTTGGTGTTTCTAAATAATAGTTCAAAGTGGTTATATTAGAAGTAGAAGAGACACTATAAGAAGAAGCAAAATAGTAAATACCCGCTGGGACACTTGGAAAAGTAGCGACCGTATAGGTTCCCGCACCGACATTTAATGAGGTTGAGGGTTGAGACAAAATAGAAGAAGCAATGGACCCACTGGAAAGAGAACTGCCGTCTGGAAATCCAATAGAGGCAACTGATAGAATACTATTTGAAGCAATGCCGTTGAATTGTGCTAAACTCATCTATATATGATAGAAAGAGAAAATAAGTTGATTAGATGAGTTTTACTAAAACAAAAGGAATTGCTGTATTACGGGTTCCAGTAAAAGTAGCACCACCAGTAACCATATTATTGTTTGTAAAAATAATAACTGCTGGTGAAGCAGTAGGTAGATTTATAATAGTGCTAAAAGTTCTGGTATATTGATTGAACCCCGAAGTCCCAGTTCCTTCCCTATAACTCGTTGAAAAAACTTGGATGGTAGGTCCAACCCCAGTTTCAACATAAAAAGAAACACCCGAAAAAACATCCGCTGTTGAAACACTATACGCAAAAGTAAGTATATAAACCCCCGCATCAACATAAGTAAATGACCCAATAACATATGGAGTTCCACTTACACCAGTAATATTATTACCGCCAGTTGTGTAGGAAGAATTGACCGCAGTAGCAGTCCCTAATGAAGTTCCATCTTGAAACACAATAGAATTCACATTGAGATTTTGGTTAGAAGCAACCCCGTTGAAAAGTGCTAAACTCATCGTCTATATAATAACACACAGAAAAAAACCTACAAAAGGTTCTAAATCCCATCTCTGGACCCTATGTCCCAAAAAACCACCAAATCCAACAAAATCCTCTATGGAACCATTCCCTATAAGGAAAATACCCAAAGTCGTAGAAATATGGGACACTGGGTCCATCCTCTAATTACAGTAGAAACTTTTGAGGGCAGTTCTTGTATTTACCTAGATTAGAAAGGGAAGGGGTTTCTTGGCGGTAATGTTTGTGATGGGAATGTCTATGGACCAAACCACCACCAGAGAGGGTAGAGGCACCGATTTCCACTTCATCGTGTCTTGGAGGGTGAGAAACGGAGGAATTAATGACACCTCTTACGGATACTCTAAAAACCTTGAAAGCGTCTTGGAGTTGGTCGTAAGGTTCGTGGGTTTGACCTCTGGAAGTGAGGGCAAGAAGGGCGGGGGAAACAGTGACCTTTTTGAATAGTTCGTTGATATCGTCTAAATCTTCGTCAATATTTTCAATTTGAACGGCAGTAAGGGATTTCTTGTAAGGGGCAATGTTCTCATTGAAAAAGATTTGTGCGTCATCCACTGCTTGGGTTGCTTTCCCGAAAAGGGAATTGAAATTGATGAGTTTGGAGGATACACCGAGTTTCTTTTGTTGAATTTCATTCAAACCATATTCGTCTTCTCTTTCAACTTCTTCAATAACCTCTTCAAAAGCATCTAAAATATCTTGAATACTTCCTTCTTCATTAACTCTGTAATCGTGTATCATATCTCTCACATTTTCCAAATGGTTAATGTCAATACCCTTTTTTTTTGCCTTTTTTGCTGTTTGTTCCAAACTTCTCTCTACCCTTTCCAAAACTCTTTCTTCTTCTTCTGGGGAGGAAATACTGGATATTTCGTCAAAATCGTTTTGTAGTTCTCTCGCATAATCTTCCAAATCTCTAATGACATCATCAAACCCTCTAATAATACTATCGTCATCACTTACCACAGTTTCATAACTATTGTCGTTAATGTCAAAACTACTCTCGTCATCGGCACCACCCCGAAGTCGTCGGCAACCTTTTCCTATTTTTCTTTGTTTTAAAAGTTTCATTACTGCTGGTTCTCTCTGTGGTTTTCTGCTGTCTCTAATCTTGTTGATTATACCATTATATTGCTCTGGTGTCATACGCCCAGCACCAGCAAATTCCTCTTCTAAATTACGGGCAACACCCTCCTTTTCTTTCGCATTTGGTATTTGAAGTTTCGCATTTGGTATTTTAAGTTTCGCATTTGGTATTTGAAGTAAATAGTTTCCAATGTTCTTGATTTTGATGCGGAAAATCTTGACTTTTCTTTCTAAATCCTCCGCAGTAATGACAATCCCTTCTGGGGTATTCATATTCTGGTCGGTGACATTGTCACTGGTCGCCATTTTAGATAAGGATATGGATGCTAATTTCCGTGATGTTCCATAAGCACTGTCTGGTAATTGTCTTAATTTCTTTGAGGCATCGTATAGTGAGGGCATTCTCGTATATTATAAGACAAGATAATAATATGCGAAAAAAATTACATTAAACCGTGTTCTTTGATGTATTTAGATGCTTCGCCTAAACTCATTCCCTTTTGCTTCATCAGTTTGGAGACCATAGCACCTCGGGCAGATTTGGATTTTCCACTGCGTCCAGCACCATAAATAGCAGAGGATTGGGAGTAGGCAGTCAAAGGAGCGGGCATTCTTCGGGCAGTGTTACTGCGTCCCTTGAAAGAAGGTTTGCCGAGATTGGAAGGAATAATGGCGTGAGAGTAAGGCATACTATCTTCTAAAATAGCACCTCCCCTTTTGCGACCCATTCCAGCAAGTTGTTGAGACCCATATTCGGTTCCCTTTTCAATTGCTTTGTCTAATGCTTGGTCTGCGAGTTTTCTTACTCGTTCGTCATTCACAATCTTCTTACCAGTTTTATGGAAGAAATTACCAATATCTCTCAACCACTTTGGTGCTTTACCACCAGACATTTTGTGATGGTAATATTTCTCTTGAAGGTGGCGAGGGAGAGAGTGAAATTTCTTTTGTGTCATTCGTCCCATTCCAGCAAGTTGTTGAGACCCGTATTCGGTTCCCTTTTCAATTGCCTTGTCTAATGCTTGGTCTGCTAATTTTCTTACTCGTTCGTCATTAGCGATTTTATTGCCGGTATGAACTATGGTGTGACCAATATTTCGTAACCACTTTGGTGCCTTTCCTCCTTCTAAATCTTCGTCTCTGTGACCTCCCACTTTGCGATGACCTAAACGCATTCCTCCCATAGGGTATTGCGTGTCATATCCCAAAGGCATCTCTGCTCGTAAAATAGACCCACCAGAATAGACATCTCCGTCAGTCTTGATACCCTCTTTGACATTTTTATGAGACCCTCTGCCTATGCGACCTCCAACTAATTTAGGTGCTGGTTCTCCGTAAGCATAAGGTTGGTTGATTAACTCGGGTTCTCCGTAAAACTCTTTGGCGATAGAAGTAGGTTTTTTTGCTGAACCCACCGCCAAAGTAGAAGGGTAATCATAAGGAAGAGACCCCGAAGTTAAGACAAACTTTTGTCCTCCTTTGGACCCTCCGCCTCGTAACCCTCTGCTGTGCGTTTTGATTGGTGTTTCAACCATTGGTGGTGTATAAAGCATAGTAGGTTGAGGGCGATTGTCAATAAAATCTTCCACATCATCCTCCAAGTTTGAGTAAATAGCGTCATTGTAGCGTTTAGCATATTCTGTCATTGTTATACTATGAATAGAGAAAAAAATATCTCCTAAATTGGAATGGACCCTATGTCCCAAAAAACCATCAAATCCAATAAAGTATCTTATGGAAGCATTCCCATATAGGAAAAACCCCAAAGTCGTTGAAATCTGGGACATAGGGTCCAACTCATCAAATATATTCAACTTCCATTCAATATTATATAGGATATACTATTGAATTGTGTTTTTTTCTAAATTCAGCAATACTTTTTTGCTATTCTGTGTTTTCCTCCACTTGCTCCTCCACTTGCTCCTCCACTTGCTCCTCCACTACTTCCAGCACCATCAATCATATGTTCTTTGTGGTGTTTTCTGTAATGTTTCATCATTTTACCCAAAGCACCCATTCCTCTGTTACCCATTCTTCCACCGACAAGGCGTTCATATTCAACACTGTCTAAATGGGCGACTGGGTTTTCACTCTTGGTCTTCAAGACTTGTTCTTTTGTCAAAATTCCCGTGAAAATTTGAGAGGCACCAGTCTCGGTAATGAATAATCCAGAGTTCATAGTGACAACACACAATTCTGGGGTGAATGAATAACCGAATTGATTTTCACAAGTTAGGTTAAATTGTAATTGATACTGACCGAGCGAACTGGCACTCAAATACGAAGGAAGCGAGAAATCATAAGAGGGATTTAAGACCAATAATGAACCAGAAGATGGAAGTTCATAAGGATAACCAGCAATTTCTGGTAATGGGACAGAAGCGTTAGGAGCAGAACCGTATTGGTATCTTGAAGGATAACCTCCAACAGCACCAGCACCAGTGTATTGGACTTTACCAGAGAACTCTAACCAAGTTTGGGCGGAACCGTTACGGGCAGAGATGTGGTATAAATCATTAGCAGTGGCGGATGCTAACAAACCAGACTGATTGTTGAAATTGACCGAGATATTGGTGATTTTCAAGAAGGAGTTGGCGTAGTTCCAGTTTTGGTTAGACATAGGAACACGGGCAGAAATAATAATCAAGTCTGGGATTTGATTGAGTTGGATTGCTTGGGAAGTCAATAGATAGTTGGATTGGAAAGGAAGGATAGGAGAAAGATTGTTGGAGATTGTCAAGTATCTTGGGTAGTCTAAATATGGGACCACATTCTTGGTGGAGATTTTCTGGTATTGCTCTGGTTGAAGGGACAAGAAGTTGAATAACAGACGGGTGTTTTCAAAGGCGGTGACTTGTTGTCCCGAGCGAGGAGTGTATCCTAAACTAACTCCCGTTATAGCAGAAGTAGGAGTAGGAACAAGACTGCTTCCGTTTTGGACTATGACGGTAGAGGCACTAATCAATCTCTTGACATTGGCATCCACATTCAATACCATAGACATATTGTTAATTCCCACAAGACCCGCTTTACACATAGGGTCGGTATTGATAAAAGGAGAAAGTGCTAAAAATGGTTCAGTTACCTTGATTTTGAAGTTGATAATCCAGATATCACCAGCACCAGCAGTAGTAAGTGGATTGTATGTGGTTCCATCACCATCACTTCCCGAAACTACTAAACTATTATCGGTATATGTTCCATTGATAAAATGCTGAACTTCGTAACTATCCACTTCAAAAGCACCTCTTGGGGCAAAATCGTCGTCATAACCATTTGCTAAAATATTATTCATTGGATTGTTGTTAGCACCAGTAGTAAATCCAGTCAAGTAGGCACCATAAGTGCTGTCTGGATATGCTGGGGTTTCACTGTTCCATCTTGATAATTTA